TCGATCCTAAAACCGTATATATCTTTGCGCTTTGTGCATTGGTAGTACTGGTCATAGTGGCTACGTTGCTTCATATAAACTTGGCAGGAACTGGTATATGATGACTCCAAAACTACTACGCAAAACAGGGCTATTTTTTAGAACTAATGCTGTTATTATAGCTATGGCCGTAACCGTTATATCAGTTATGCTCACTACTGTTATAATCGCATTCGCTGCCAATAATATACAGCAAGAGCTTAGAGCAGACCAGCAGATTCTAAAAGGCGTTCAGAGTATCACCGATAGACTATCGAATGGTTCAACACTTAGAACCGATCAATATAATGAGCTTAACCGTCACTTAGATTGTTTAGCTGCATTTTTTGCTCAACCTGATCGTGGAAACGAAACAATATCAGATATTGACACCTGTACCTTACAAGATACTAAAACAGGTGCTCAAACGGCGTTATAATAACTATAGGAGGAATTTCATTATGGATTTCAATTTCAATACAACCATTACCGCAGCAGCCGGAATAGCACCAATCGTCGTATTAGTACTCACAGAGCTTCTAAAACTCGTTCCAGTGCAGTTTACTAGTAAATACCCAGCATGGGTCAACTTAATACTGTCGTTCGTGGCTACACTCATCGTGGTACGTCCGAGCTTCACATTTACAAGCTTAGGGGCATTCGTGGCAGTATTGCTCTATATTTGTGTTGTTGCAGCAATTGCGTACAATCAGTTCACTTCCAAGCTCAAAGGTGGCAACACCACCCCACCAACAGCCTAACTGCTAAATAAAAGACTCACATAAGCTCGTGAGTCTTTTTTAATATGAGAAAAAGCCCTTTAACGTCGGGCAAGACGGATTGTAGATCAGAGTAGTAACCGTACAATCATGTGCGTAACCCTGCACGGGAGATTACAGAATCACCCCCTGTGTCAGTGGACAGTTTTCGCTCGTAGCGATCATAGTTGAGTTCCTTTCGACACAGGGAAGCGATCTGCTTCTAGAAAAGATTATACACCTAATTTATTGTTCTGACTTTAATTTCTTTTTTAAGTGTAGCTACAGTTTTGTCAAACTCGAAATACAACTTAACTCTAGATAATTTACTCATATTGTCTATCTATTATACGCCTATTTTCCCTCACTCTTTTGTTCTAGGGCTGATAACTCGGTGATACGGTCTGCTGCACGTTTAACGGCTATTTGCGTCTGTTCGTAAAGATTATCAGCATTCGGTGTTCCTACTGCCTCACCAGCCTTATACCCAATGTATGCAATCTGTTGCAATAGTTCCTCTATTGGTATAGTAGTCATAGTGTCCCCCACTGATTGCCTATTGCGTCTGCTATTGATTGAAATGTTGTATTACGAGCTTTTTGGCGGTCTTTAACTCCTTTTACGCCCTCAACCCAATTTATTGGTTTACCACTAGTTGCTAGATAGAATAGTGGCTCAGGTTTGACGGCTTTATCCTTATCCCACTTGAGTGCTGGTAGGTTATTGAGCCATAAACAGGTGCGTTTTTTAAATGGCTCTCCAAAATAATATGGGTGAATAATTTGGTCTGGCTTTCGATAGTAAGTGTTCATGTAGCCTACAGGGTTCTCAACCGCTATTCGTTCAATAGAAGCGTTTACAAGTGCCATAAAGAAGTCTGCTGCGTCTTGTCGTGCTTCGGCTCTTCCTGGAGCGTTTAAATGCCTGTTGCCAACAGAACTGAGATAGGTGCAAGGTGGATGTGCGACCATTAAATCCCAGCCATCATCTAAATGTTTTAGAACATCATCTTGAATATGATACGGTGAGTTGTCGTCCGCAGGAAGTATGTCGCAACTCCAAGCGTCATGTCCCAGCTTTCTAAAAGCCTCTCGCACTCGTCCGCTGCACTCACAAGCTACAAGTATTCTCATGAACAATCTCCGTTGTTGCAAAGTATACCGACTTCTTTTTCACATAGAGGACAAATGTCGTAAGTTTCTTTTAGCTTCTTTGGTTGTTCGTTATCTATTGTAGGGTTCATAATTCGTTAGCCTCGTATGCGATACCTAACTTTGCCATCAGTTGGTACATTCGTTGTTTTGATGCAAGTGCGTATTCAGGGTAAATTTTTGGGTTGACGATGCTACTCTCGTGTAATTTAATAAGAGCTACTTTTATTATCTCTTGGTCATCACTGTTTATCGTAACTCTGAGTGTATTAGCCTTAGGGAGTTGGGTAGTCATGACTAATCTCTCTCTGGTATTGCTTCAATTTCTTCATCTGTAAGACTCAAAATTGAATTATATGGTTCGTCTTTATTCCACTTTTCGCCTGTCTCATGTTCCCATTCTGTAATAGCCTCATCATACGTAGCCATCCAAGGTGTACAAACATTATTATCGTCATCTAGCACTGCATATTTTAGTTCTTTATTCATCTTATTCCTTTCCAGTCTGGGAGTTAAGGGCTTTACGCTGAGTAGCTCGGAGTTCGTTACATGCAAGTTGTTCATAACTAGTTTCGTCAACCATATCTTCACCGTCATAGCCGATATTGCCATACTCATCCTCACCTATGATATACGTTTCGACTGATAATAGTATCGTCTTTGTGTTCTTTTATAACTTTCATATCTCTAGCTCCTTTGTTAATTCATTTAATCTATTAGTTATATGTGGACATTCTTCGTTATGATTTTGAGAGTGGTGACAGCAAATATTACTAGCTACTTCATCAATCCTAGCTTCTATCTCTTTCCTTTGGGTATAGGTCGCTATAAGTTCCAGTATCTCATCCGCCATTGCACTCCGGTCTGATATATCTATTGAGCCATCATCACTCTGATTTTCTATAATCAAACGGTGTAGCTGTTCTCGTATCTCTGTATTACTATCAGTCATGATTAAACTTCTCTCTCTATTTCAGTAACCACATTACGCTCTAGAGCATCTAAGTCTATAAAGTCGTCATCTGGGTTTGCTTCGCCATCGTAACGACTTACAAAGGCAAACTCTGATTCTCTTCCGTTCTTACGTTCATTCCAAGCAATATACTCTGGTATACCTGCAAGATGTATATGCAAGAAGTCAAGTAAATCTATATCGTCTGCAAATTCGGCTACTCTCATAGGCGATTCTTTAAATCTACCTTCTACAAAGGCATTCAGTTTATACAGAACAATTTCTAGATGTTCTGGATAGGCGTATGGACTTTGCGACACGGCATACTTTGCTATAGTGCCTAACAGTGTTCCTTTAGTTAGAAAAATGTGTTTACTCATCACTAGCTCTCCTTTGGTTCTTTGTGGAGTTGTAGTCGTGCTTCTATCTCTTTCCTTTGGGTATAGAGATAGATAAAATCAAGTAATTTATCGAAATATATAGGATCAATATTAGCCCCAAGGGTATTATTCCAACCACCACCGTTTTGAAATGGAAGATCCGACAACTCTTCTCGTAGTTCTTCTCGTGTATTACTATCAGTCATTACTTCAACTCCTTTATTTGGTTCTCTAGGTCATTAACTCGATTTATCAACCATCCTTTAGACGCTCCAGTAGCGTCATATATACCATTTATCCGTTCTTGTAATAACAGGGTCTTGAGTTGGGCTTTGGCTTTACTATGTATACCTTTTGCAGAGGTTCTATCACTATCTGCGAAAAGTAGAGTTTCCCTTTCAAGATTTCTTAGTATTTCATCTAGTGTTGTATCAAGGTTAGTCATCATTTGGCGATTCGCTTGGAATTAACGTTGAACTCACTTCTAAGATACGGGCATTAATTTTGTCAAGGTTCGCTTGGCTACTTTGAATAGTGGCAATCTCGTCATAGGCCATAGCTTTAAGTTGGTTGATATCTGTAATTGTTGATAAGTCCATTATTTTGTTTCCTTATTTTGCTCGTATTCTTTAGAAATCAGTATACCAATCACAATTCCTAAAAATATATTAATGTAATCATTTGACCTGAACATTTATTTCTTACCTTTCGCATGCTTAGCAAATGTCGATGGTTTAGTCGCATCAAACTGCTTTTGACCAAATTTCCTAGCTTCATTAATTTTTAGAGTAACAAACGTATACACACTTTTCTTGTCTTTAGGATCAGAAATTTCATACGTTGCGAGTTCACGACTAGAACTAATTGCTAGCTTTAAATGAAATTCTGGTAAATTAGGGATAAACGCATGGAGTTCTTCAATCGTTAGATCGGTTTGCAATCTATTCTGATTAGTAATAAATGTCTCGATCTGATCTTGGCTTTCACGAAGTCCACTTGTTATCATCAAATGCGAAGTTTCAATACCTTCTGACAGGTTGATGATATCTTTCTTTTTCACATACGTGAACTTAGAATCACGTTCACCGGCATAAAGTGCATTCATAATAAGTATTGGCTGATACCCAAGATTTTCTGCAATTCTTGCAACACTATTAGTGTGAAGCAGTAAGCTTGATAAAATTATTTCGTTCGCTATTTGGTCGATCATATTATTCATCTCCTTCTGGAAACATTACAGATTTATATATTTCAGTTGTGTCAATTTTATGTACATGAAATATCCCATCTATTATTTTTTGAAGTTGTATTTCAACTTCAGACTGTTGATTCATTCTATTGTTGTACTCTTTTAATGACTCACTGTGATCTATTTGGTTACGAAACTTATACCCATTTTGGTATAAGTCGAGTCTCAATTTACTTTTCAGTAATTCTTGTGTCAAGAATGATGAAATACGTCTGCGTTCATGTTTTACACCAAGACTGTATGCCCATTCTACTAACTTAAACATTAGTTAAACTCCTCACTAATTTCTATTGTTGGTACTGATCCTGAAAATGTATACATATTCTCTGGTTCTAGTTTATGTATTAATGCTACGTCTTTGACCGACTCACCGATTTGGCTGATGAGTTCTTCATCACGCTCAACACGAATAATGACGTATCGACCTGTGTTACCGTTAGCTGCGATATAATCCCACCAAGTTCGTCCTGATAAGCGAAGGTTAGATTGTATTTGGTAGTAGTGCTCGTCCAAAGGTTTTCCGCTTGTTGCGACCAAAGTCCAGTTTGAATCCTGCAACCATTTAATCTCAATACCGCCATCATCTCCCACAAGTCCGTCTGGACTTGCGATGGAAAATGAATCGTAAAAACATCCAGCTTGCCTAACGATAACTCCTTGGGAGCTTGCGTATTCATTTCTGACGAAATCTTCATTGTCGATACCCTCCTGCATTGCGCCTGTTACAAATTTAGAGAATCCGACCTTAAATGTTTTCTCGAAGGCTATTTCTCGCTCTAAGTCGAGTCGTGGCTTCAACGGTCGATGTTCGCCTGTTTTCTTATCTGCAACTTTAGATACTGCCATCCAATCTTGCATCCTAGACGCTCCTATACGAGCTACGTGGAGTTCTCGCCACCTGGGTGATAGTTGAGGCGAATCATCATATTCAACGCCTTTAGGTGCGGTTATAATCGGTTCTAGTTTAGCCATGGGTGTTACCCCTCCTTTACTATTACATTTATACTTGATTTAATTTTTTCAGGATCGACGCCAATAGCGACTTTATCCATATATTTAGCTAAATATTCTTTTTGTAATTCATCAGTTTTATCATGGTGGGGTGTATACTCAGACTTCACTTTAATTCTAGCAACACTCGCCTTATCAGGGTGATCTTCGTGCCAGTACACTAATTCGATGACATAAGTATTTAGAGTCATATTATTTGAAGGGAATCTCTTCACCATTAGCATCAACAGGTGTACCACCAAGTAATTGTTCAGCAGTTGTAGCGGGACTAGTGATACTTGCTTTTGGCGTTGGCTTATAGCCGTAAAGGTTATTCTGTAGATAGAATCCACCATCTGGCTTAGGTTGCGATGTATTTGGTGTCGTAAGAATCCATGCTTGCATATCTTTGAACTTATCTAAGAACGCATCATCTAGCTGATCGGTATCAGTAATTTTCTTAAATGCTTCACGTACTTTCTCTTTATCCGCTTCTGATTCTTTATTATGAACTGCGATAGTAGCAAGAATCTGACGTGTACGTTCTTGTGTCTTTTCAGTCAGATACAAACGTACTTGTCCGTTTTCATCATTTTCGCCAACAAGATCGAACTCAATATATTCTGATCCGGTATTGGTTGATGTACCACGACGAAAATCGTCGATAATTACTTCATGTACACCCTCGTCAAAGTACGGTTTGCGGTCTGCGAAGTCTTTGTCTTCCATTGGTGGTAATTTTGTCATATTATTTCTCCTCTACTGGCGCATAATACGCCTTAATTGTTTCATCAACGGCCTTTAAATCATTTGGTACAGTTGGTGTATCAAACATACCAATTGGTGTTTTTATGCCACGACCATCTGCCTTAGTTCGGAATACGAACTCATCAGATTGATCGTCATAGGCTGCTTCAATAACTATATTAGTTATACCAGATGGATTGTATTTATCACTAACCATTTTACCAGTCGTTTTAAATGCAAGGTGTCCATCTTCTGTTTGTTCAGTATGCGCCATGATATAAAATGTTTGATCGCTTGCCTTGTTGATGATAGCATTAAATACCGTTACCATACCCAGTGCATTTCGTGCAAACTTACCATAACCAGTTTCATTGATCGTACCGAACTCAAAATTACTCATTAAGTAATTAGTATCATCGAGTACCATAATAGGCTTATCAACTGCATGAACCCATTTAATAACTGAATCATACGTTGCTTGTGTATTCACTTTAATATCTGTCTTGAAAGGCAATTCCTTGCCAGTAACAGACATCACACTCACTTGTTCTTTCTTTAGGTTGCGTAAACTGGTAGATTTACCAGAACCACTTTCACCTAGAATAAAAACTATCCGTGCCATATTACCCTTTTAAACCTTTCTCGATAAGCTCACTTATTAAAGCTGATCGTGTTTTACCTGACGTTACAAGAATGCCATTAATTGTCTGTGCTAATTCGACTGGAATTGTTACATTCAACGGCTCAGTAATTCGCCCTCTTGATCTACGACGAACTGGAATCTTAGCAGTTTCAGCATCGCCTTTTACTTCTATGTGTTTATTCATAATTTATATATCTCCTTACTTGATTGTATCATTACTTAGTATTTTCTGTCAATAGTTTACTCATTAGATCAATTGAAAAATCTCGCTTGGTCGATAGTATCTTCCAGATATGACGGTCAAGTGTTCCCTCAACTGCAATATGATAAAACAATGTTACTTTTTCTTGGCCGTTGCGACGAGTTCTACCTTTTGATTGTTCATAATTCGCATAGGACGTACATGGAGATAGGTAGACGGTGATTGACGCATAAGTAAGTTCAATAGCCTGCGAACCAGACTGATATTGGACGAGGGTAATACTTGAATGGAGTTTACCCCATTTTTCTCGAACTGGTAATTCCGATTTATGACCTGATTGCTCATAGATTTTTCTCCCTTTAAATGATTTGTTTAACATTTCAAGCATTGCGTCTCGTTCACTATTGAAATTATAGAATACCACTATATGTTCATCGGTTGATTCAACTATAGATTGTAAAGCATCAATGCGTATTGCATTTGGTAATTGCCGGAGTTTCACAAACAGTTTGCTCGGACTATCGAGTAATTCAATCTCCCCATCGTCGTGTGTGATGAATCGCTCCTTAACTGCTTTATTATATATCTTTTGTAACTTTGGTGTCATTGGCTCTTCGATAGCTATCATCCTGCTCGGTAACTTTAAATCACCAGTACGCTCTAATGATTTAGCGATTCCTTTCCACCAATTCTCTAGCAACTCTTTTTCACGATAGCCAAGTAAGAGTGGGAATCCTTTTGATCGGTCGATTATCTCAAAACGATTGACGAACTCAGTTTTGTTTTTGGCTAAACCAGTAAGAATTGCGTAGGTTTCAGCTGATCGCCAGCCGTTTGGAAGTGGTGTGGCTGATAAACCAATCCATTGGTGTGCTTGTTTCGCTACTTTGATAATTGCCTTCGAGCGTTTCGCTGTCGCATTACAGATAAAATGACATTCGTCCATAATGATTGTTATATCGTTCATTGTTGAATATAGCAGTGCATTCTTAGTAAACATTTCGTAACTCATCACGTTATATATTACTTTGTCGTCGAGGTAATTTCCGATTTCACGTTCCCAGTCGCCAGTTCTCACTTTACTCGCTGGAGCAACCACAATCAATTTGCTAATACCATGTCGCTTTGCATGTTCAAGCGCCATGATTGTTTTACCCAATCCTGTATCCGCTGCCATGATAACATTTTTAGGTAAACTTTCAAGATATTCAACTTGATAAGGGTAAAGCTCTACCATTTTTCACCTTTCAAGCAATTTCTATTGCTCTTAACAGTTTCATAAGTCTTCGACCTCTTTCTTTTGAATTGGCGTACCAATTTTCTTAATTACTTCAATCATAGCATTACTCATTTCAACCTGACTTTCACTACAAAAGGTTTACTTTCTATGTATCGAACACTAATTGTAGTATCTCTATAGCGCCATAGTTTAGATGCCCTTGCTAAAAGTCTATTGATGGACATAAATGTACCACCAAGTAATTCAAAATCAGACTTCTTTAGGGTTTGTGCTAATGTTTTACGCATGATGTTTTCTCTCAATCTCATCTAACTCACGTTCAATTGCGTAGCAGTCAGAACAAACACCAAAGCCAAGTCCGGTGATATTATGAATCGCTTTGCTAGTAAATGTTTCGCCATATATCAATTGTTTACCACAGTTAGCGCAGTTTACGAGTAAGTCCATATCTCGACAGACAAGTGGTACAACCCATTCATCTGGTGTTTCATATGGTTCATATTCGTGGTTTATAAAATTCCACTTCTGTTTAGGTGTTTCATCAAAAATACCCATTATAGATACACTTTCGTACAGTTTTGACACGTTGCGCCATGTACTGGTCTGCCCCCATACCCATGTGTTCTATCCCATTGGTGATCGCAGAATAGCTGTTTAAAAAATAGTTTAATGTCAGCTATCATTTCTTTTGTACACTTACCCTATAAACTGATTGAATGCCTTTGCTGTTACCGACCATAGCTTCAAACGAGTAGTCGCCACCTTGTACGTTGTGAAGTGCGCCCAGTACTGCTAATGCTACTTTTACCTCTAGATCGGTACATAGCATTTCTTCAAAATGGCTCATGCTTCGACCATATTTAGCTTCAGCTTCAGCTTTCACTTCTTCTACTGTTTTGTCTTCTTTATCAAATGGTGTTTTCATTTAATATGTTCTCCTTAATGTAGTAACTTTATTGAATAATTTTAATATGGCGGAACGTGCTTCTCGTAATAGAAAATATCACAAACTACTACTCGGTACTGATTACCTCTCACCGCTAGTTAAGAGTAACCGCCTTGTTGTTAATCTGTTTTCTGAATGTAAAATGTCAGATCATCACCCTTGAGATTCTCAAGCGACCAATGATTAACTTCATTCCATGCGTCAGCCCATGCTTGTGATAATTCAGGCTCTTCTTCTTTGTGCCACGCCCATGACAACCAATTCATAACAGATGTTGTATATGTCCATAATTTGATATTTGGTGGTACTTCTTTGCGTGATTCAATCATTGCTTTTGCACCAATTTCTCTAATAAACTTAGCGTCAAACATACATACCATATCAGCAAATAATGAAGACAACCCGACTGTTTCATCTATGCTACTAGGGGTATATTTTGCATCAAGTTGCTCTTGAATATCTGTTATGTAGTTTGCAATCGCGATTGTTTTATCTTTTGCTGTAATTGTTTTCATTATAGTAATATCTCCTGTATTAAATTGCTCATTAATTCTGGTAATTTATCAATGTGATTAAGTCGTTGTGATCGTGGTAGCTGACTAGCGTCTGACATTAAACCAATACCATACGGAGTAGCAATATTTTGCTTATTCCAAAATTCTTTTAATTCTCTGACATTATCAGTTAGTGTACCGTCTTCAATCTCAACTGTTTCACCTGTTTTACTCATTGCAACCATTGTACTATGCCAATCAGTATTAGGCTCACCGTCTGAAAGTACGATAACAATATTTTCTGTTTTAGCAGTACTGTTATCAACTATGTGTTTCAGAGTTTCTAGATATCCAGTCCCCTCACTTGTACCACCTATATTGTTTCTGTCATCTACCTCATCAACAAAGTTAATGCGTAGACGTTCAAACAATACTGACTGATTGTACTTTTCATCAAAGTCTTTAACCATTCTTATTTCTTCATTCATTGCGATAAGTGAGATAGGTATATTTAAACTTTCTAGTGATTGTGTTACTTGCGCTAGAGTTGATATACCAATAGCGTATTTACTATCCTGAGGTGTAGCACGACTGCCGTTTTGATCGTTTAACATTGAACCACTAGTATCAAGCATAATCGTAAACTGATAGTTCTTATACTTAATAGCCTTCTTTTTAAATAGCTTATTGCTTGTTTTATACGCCGTTAAGCGTCTGCCGTCAAGCTTGCCATTTTCTAAACGCTTGTTATAACGCAAACGCTTATTATTGTCTTCAAGCCGTTTTAATAGATCAGTCAATTTCCTATTTTCATTAGCGTCAACCCCTTCCAACACTTCTTGAAATATTTTATCAAGATATGGATTACGATGCTCTTTACTTTTCTGAGATTCTTTTTCAGTTTCACCGTCCTTATCATCACCAGATTGCTCAGGTGATTGCGGTGGACGATTAGGTACATATTTAATCTCGCCCGTTTTCTCGTCAACTTCTTGTGTATACGTTATATCATCTGCCATACTATTTAACCTCAGTTGCTTTAAAATACACAACTTTATTTAATGGGATTAAAACAGTTCCCATTTTAGCGGTATCTGTAATATGAATAGCTATTTTATTTTTCTTAGATAAAGCTTTCTCCATGTTTTTAAGATATTTAGAGTTTTTTACTACTTTCTCAGCGGCTATAACTGTACCGTTATCAAGCGTAAATTCTATAGTGTATTTCATACAAAACTCTCTGGTTTCTTACCTGTTTGACTCAAAAGCTCATCAAGTATCTCAATCTTAACTTGGTCTTTCATATTAGCCCGTTCTAAGACTAATTCTTGACGTAACTCGTTAAGCTTTTTGAACTCTTTTTGAATATGTTCTAGTGGATCTTCATTTGTACCCTCTGAATATTGCTCAAGCGCATTCATTTGCTCACTGAAATAGTTATACAGCTCATCATACACATCATTAGAATACTTATCTCGCAAAATAAGGCTTGTTGCGTCTTTAATTGACATATTGCCATGCTCTCTAAGGCGTAACATCTTAACAAGATCACGAGTCGATAATGGATTATCGTATGAACTTGTACGAGTATGATGCGCTAGTGATACTAGCCCTGCAATTGATTTATCTTTAAGCTTAGTGTGCATTTTAAGTGCCTCAATCTCATCTGTCGGAGACATATAATCAAATGTTACTCTAATCATACGGTTAAGCAATGCGTCATTTAATCGCCCAGTTCCTGCATATTGACCAGAACTAGGGTTTTGCGTTCCAATAAACCTAAATGATGCGTTTGCTTCAACTCGTTCATTATCAGCATTTGGTAGTGTGATTGATCGAGTGTCATCTAGCACGCCATTAATAATAGTAAGTACCTCTGGTAATGCTGTATTCATCTCATCGAATAATACCCAGTCCCCACGTTTCATAGCATTTGTTAAAACGCCATCACGCCATACGATAGTGCCGTCAAGTAATGTCTGTTGACCTAAAATACTATCAACGGTTAATTCACCGCTGACGTTGATAACATGCAAGGTTTTATTTTGCTCTTGCGCCAATTTCATAATGGTAAAGGTTTTACCAGTACCAGTGTGACCCTCCAATAAGAGTGGCACATTAGCCTTAATTGCGCTCTTAATAATCGTTAGTTGTTCAATCATTGTGATATTTTCGCTTTCTTAAATTGCTTGCTTTACAAGCTTAATGTTAATACTTAACTCGTCAAATTGACGTTGCAACCACGCAAAAACGCTTGTATCTTTGCGATTCTTACTTGCCATTTGCAACTCAATTTCATCACGCTCAACTTCTAAAAGACTTAAAAGCGTAAGCAACTTGTTTGAGTCCATTTGACTATTGTCTCGCAAAAAGCTTGTTGCTCTCTGCGATAGTTTGACACCAATATAGTTGTCGTAACCTATAGCGTTTTTAGCCCATGCAATGTGCTTAGCTGTACTACTTGAGTAACCTGCTACATTGATAAAGTTAAGCCCGCCAATTGCAAAAGCAAGTGGATAGTGATAACCATATGAATATACCACGCCTTGCATGTCAGTGAAAACTGAACTACATCGACGCTCTTTTGTTCCTATTGTGTTGTATGTTTGATATATAAATTGTGCTGTTGTCATTTCGTAACCTCCTTTGGCTGCATGTTATGACAGTGATATTTGATAGCGTATTTGAAAACGCTAGCAAGCGTATAACCTCCCTTTGGATTCTGTATACGTTTGCTAGCACTTTCAATGTTAAGCATTATTCTGATGGTGAAGTGGTGTGTTATACACGACCTTTTAGACTTGCCCATATTGTTAATGCTTAACGTGCTAGGATATGTAAACTGTTAAAAAACGACTCGTCACAATTGAGATATCTCAACCGCTTTACCTTTACTACTTTTTATCGATGTTGCCATCGTGATTGACCCATACCGTTAAATCAGTTGCGCTTTACCATAGTAGATATCTACCTATGCGCTCAGTTTTATAATGTCTTCTAGTCGCTCCAGTCATGAGGATAAACACATCACAGGCTGTAATCGCCATGTGTCGTGTCCGAGTTGTAAATGTTCAGTAGTGATATTTATATCATGTCATCTACTTGATACTAGTATATAGTATTTGATAGTATTATTCAAGGGTATTTTGTGGTAAGAGTGTAGTAGAATTAACAACTGGCTAATCTGTTACAAATGCTGTTTTCGTGTTACATTTGAAACATTGTATGAAATGAAGAACTGATATTGTCAAGCGATTTTGAGGGTTTGTAACGGTTTGTAACACATTTTATAACACATTTACTACTGTTGTAACATTGTAACAGATTTTTCTCTCTATACGAAATATAATTGTATATATGTAATAATATGGCACAATGTGATTCTGAAGTGCCACATTGTTACACTTGTAAAAAAAGCACCTATTTTTATTTTGTTGTTTACTTTGCTTGACATATGTGCTTACCAAAAACAAGCGCAATTGACCATGGCAACAAACGTATAAAAATGTGTTAAATTTTCTTTGCGGGGGGCTTAGTTTTTAAAACTTTTTATCCGCCACATCGGGTCAATCTCTCCAAAAATATCAAAAATCACACAACTTGACAAAACTATAGTATAATATGCTTATGTTTAATCATAGCATCGCCCTCGGGATGACCGCTGCACTTCACTGGATTGCAGTCGTTAGTGGTGTGTATATTACTCCGGGGCAGTATTCTGTCTGGTATAACTTTTGGTCAGGGATTGGGTCGGATATTGGCGAATTTGCTATTGCAGGAGCGCTGGTGAGGCACACGATTGTGGTGTATAAGACGCATGAGTGCCACGTGGACAGCTGCCACAGGATCGGGCTGCACCCCGTTGCCGGCACGCCGTATGTTACTTGTCGGCAGCATCACCCGACAGTGCCATTAGTGGTGACGGCTGAGCATATTAATAGCGAGTATCGCAGTAGAGATGTGTGATATAATCAATTTATTAAGTAGGAGAGATCAGCTATGGATTCACAACATTCGATTCAGGACGTAAAGACCTTAAGACAAGATATTGACGCACTCGTCCAACGCCTTGATGCAGCGTTTTCGGGCAGCCGGGAGCTTGCGCTCGTTAAGACTAAGTTAGAGGAAGCCAAGATGTGGGCTGGTAAAGAGCTGGGTAATTATATAGGTCAGTCATTACCTGCCGGGTTTGCTGACAAGGCGGTGACTCAAGCAGGGCAGATTGCTTCGACTGCCGAGCAGACAGCAGTCGCTGACGTAGAGGCCGACGCTAAGTCTGTTATAGATACGACGAGTACTGAGGGGGTTGCATCGCCTACTGTCCCTTTAGTTGGTGGCAGCGATGGGGCAACTGGTTCAGAGACAACTTCGGCTTCTAACTAACGCTTCAATTGAGAGACTTAAGGGAGCATCACTGCATGTGGTGCTTTTTCTTTTCCACAGACACTACATCTCGGGTCTAGGCAGACGTGTAATACGTGATGTATGATACATATATGACTAACAAAACAGCCCCTTATAACAGACCAGATATAATGAAGCAGATTAACGAATGGTGGGAGGAGATGTCTGCCAACAACTTGACGGGATCGATCGACAAGCCGTTACACATAGCCAGTCTTTATTGGAGTTGGGATCGCTATTATGACCGCACAGTAGTCGACCCGGACTGGATCGACCAGAACCAGTTTGCTAAATGTCTGGTTAAGGCTCACATTTGTGACATAGGTAACGGTATGTGGAGACTACTTCCTTTGTGGCAGCCGAAAGCCTATGAGATTGCTAGGGCGAGAGTAAGGACGCATTAGAGATATGTCTAAAGCCGAGGAGGTTAAGGCGGCCAGAATTAAGGTGCTGCTGAGCGAGACTGGGTATCGTTTTTTAACCTTTAAGGGTTCGGCTTTTATGGGTGGTGCAGGAACGAACGGTATTGTGCCGTTTGATAGACAGTTATTTGGGCAGATCGTACACAGTCATTTTGAGGGCATTACAGAGAATATGATTGACGACTTTGCTAAGACGATACGGACTATCGCTCCAGACTGGTCGAAATACGACAACTTTATTGGCTTCCGAGATCGAGTGTGGGACATGCGTAAACTAGCATTTGTAGACGACCAAATGGAGTTCGTTTATTCGTCCAACACTGCGCTCCAACCGAATGGTTCTACAGGGTATAACTTGGCATGGACATTTATGCTAGAATTAGCTCAAGGTGACAATCTTTTAGCGCACGATTATTTGCAGTCAATTGCGCCGATTGCCATGAGTCGCAAACCGACGGGGATTATATGGTTTATTGGGGATGGAGCGAACGGTAAATCGTCGCTTATTGACGCACTTTATCGACTTCTTGGGAAGCACTTTGTCAGCATGACGACGGCAGCGATTGAAGACGGTCGTGATACGCCGAGACTGAATGGGGTTTTGGGTAACATTGTGAGGGAGTCAAGTGAGACACGAGTTGAGGACACTGAGCGCTACAAAGCAATTGGGACACATGAGCCATTTACAGTACACAAATTTAACTCTCAGGATACGATAGTGGTAGACACTAGTTTTCATACTATTTTCAATGCCAATAACGTGCCTGTTTTTAGCGATAAAACTAAAGGGGCAAGACGACGTACGCTAGTGATTCCCTTTCTTGCTCACTTTGAGGACAATCCGACATTCGACGATGAGACATTTACGGATGAGTTTTTGGGTGGTCTAGCGACACTTATCTTAGAGGAAGCAATTATTATTCGTGATAATGGGTATCGATACTCATGGAGTGATGCAACACTCAAGGCCAAAGAAGTCTATGATTCAGAGGTTAATTCGGCTGAAGCATTCATTGAATACCTCCGTGAACATAAGATCGTTGGCTTCTATAATTACTCGATGCTTAAAGCTAACTACGAGATGTGGTGTGGACAGGCAGGATTGATTCCGTTAGGAATGATGACATTGAAACGAACGATGGTGTTGTCAGTAAACCCACAACGCAAAACAATTCGAGATGAAGGTAGGATTGTTAGTCGTTATTTCTTTGACGAGTGTATTGAAGAGGAGTTGACATGGATTCCAGACGGCTATGGGTTGATTACACCGAAAGAAGAACAAATGCCAGTTCAGCTTCCGATGGAAGTTGCTAGTAAGATAGAAGCAGATTGGGGGAAACAACAATGACCGGCCGTTTAACTGAGGGTTTTAGAAATGTTATTGACCTTACTTGGGTAGAGTTTACTGAGATGGAGAGAGATCCCGAGATTAATAATTTCGATTCGATCATTGTTTCGTTAGTGAGGGCATGTAAGAAAGGAAGTCTACGGGCAATACAGGTAGCACTCGATCGAATCGACGGCAAGATTGCTACGGAAGTAGAGTTTGAGTTTCCTAAGTTCTATACCCTCTATCCGAAAGCGACGAAGACGATTGACGATCCAAGTATCATAGATATACAAATAGATGAAAATGTTAAAAAACTTCAGACTCCACCTAAGTCGAAAATTGAAATAGCTGTCGAAGAAGAGTTACCGACTGGTTCGATTCGTTCAGTATTGGAGCGTATGCTTGACGCTAAGAAGTTAGTAGTTGAAACTATATTGTCTTCAGCGGATGCAATTGATACAGGCGATCCACCCGTTATTAAGACAGTTGAAGTCAAGACCGTTATTGTGGCTGGACTTATGAAGATGGCTCACGAGGGACGTATGAGTGCCGTCTTTGAAATACTCGATCAGATAGATGGCAAGGTTGCCGAAACATTTAAGATACTTGGCGGTGATGTGAAGATGTATAACTATGCGTTGATTGCTCCAGCCGGAGCAGTTAAAAACGAAGATGGTATATATCAGATCGTCGCAGAGAACACAACTAATAGCTGGGCAGCTAGATTGGAGCAGACAAATGGACAACAAAAAAATCGTCGTTAGGCAGATTGAGGCATTAGATGAAGACGAGTTGGCAACCGATCTTAAGTTCATTTATAATAATCGAGCTGATACTGCTGATCTGTTCATTGATGAGATTATCCCTGTTATGAAGTATCACATCGCTAGGGTGATGGAAAACTATCAAGATCGGCTAATGAATAGCCTCACCAATTCGTTACAGGGAGAGATTGCAGGAATTATATTGCGTACTCGTCGTGATACTATCTTTACTCAACCAAAAATTGAAAGTAAAACTGAAGAAAGTAAAGCGAAAGGAAGAGGGGGTAGTTTTGACTAATCCAGCAATGTGCGAAGGGAAATATCCTTTCAACACATACAAGGAAGCGCTCAGTTCAAGTAAGCGACTTAACCGTAACCGAGATGGAGCAAAAGCTAATCCCTATAAATGTACAAACTGTGATAAATTTCATGTAGGTAATAGTGTAACGCATCACCCATTAGTGGAACGAATGAATAGAAGTGAAGTAAGGAGACAATTAAGACATGGCGCAGGAATCAAATTTTCAGAGAAAAGTAGTGGGCTGGTTAAGGCAAAAAGGTTGCTACGTTCTGACGGTAAGCACCGTCCGCGGAATACCAGACGGATGCCCTGACATCATCGCTTTAATAGACGGTGGTGGTTGGTTGGCACTGGAGTGTAAGACGAGTCAGAAATCTAAGTTTCAGCCACTTCAGAAGGTAACGATTCAGAAATTAAATAACATGTTTTATAGTCGGCCAATATGGCCGTCAATATGGGACGAAGTTAAAAAAGAATTGGAGAAAATAATCTAGTGTTAGTCTTATTGTTTATGCTATTATGGAACTACAACGTAGGGAGTCAAACACATGGCATTAATAACACACAAAATTGGAGTAACAATCTAATGGCTACTGTTGCTCCGGGTACTCTTGAAGACCCTATCCTACCTATCGCTCAGCAATTTAGTGCGATCACTCCTTTAGCTAGCCCAACTACTGCTACATTAGCTACCGCTCCAACTTCTGTCGGTGGTTCAACTAGTGGTTCTACGACAACTCAACCGACAGCTGCACAAACTTCTCCACTTCTTGCGTCGCTTGCATCACTCGTTAGTATACTTAGCAATAAAACACAAGCAACTCAAGATGCGTATAGCTCAGCTATTAATGGGTATAACGCAACTGATGCAACTGACCAAGCGAATATTAGTAAAAGTATTAATGATAACGAAGATCAGTATACCGAAGCAGATCAGGCAGCGCTTCTTAATGCTGCAAATGCTGCTACTGGTATTCGAGGTACACTGTCGAGTATTGGTGGACTCGCTGGTTCTGGCTTAGATGTTATTAGGAAATTAGTTGGACTAGCGGCCAATAGTGATACAGGTAGTGCTAAAGATACATTTACTACGAATGCTGGGACTATTGATAGTGCAGCTGAAACAACCACTCAGGCTGAAGCGCAACGTCGAGCTGATGCAGCAGCAACACTTGCTACTGGAATCCAAAATGATAATGCTGATGTACTTAATTCAAAGCAAACAATTCTACAGCAACTTGCGAGTCTTTATGGTGCAGATGATCCAACTGGTCAATCATATGCTTCTCAGGCGGCCGCTCTAGCTGCACCTATCGCTGCGACTACTAGTGATTCTAGTGGTACAGTTGCTCCTTATGCTGCTGGGTCTAGCCTTTACACACCATCGGCTTTAACAGCTTACTTAGCCGGTACGCATAACCTTAATACGAGTATTGCTCCTGTTACTCCAACTCCAAGTACAACTGGAACGGCTATTAATTCACCTCTTGCTACTAGTACACAGAAAAAAGACGTTTTAACAGGCGTAGCGTAGGTATTTACCATGAATTTAGGCAGTATATTTGGCGGAATCGGCAATTTTCTTGGTAGTATCTTTGATCCTAAGAAACAGCAATCAAATACTCCTCCAGCAGTAGTAAGACCTGTCGTTGCAGCGCCTACTGCTACTCGTCAGTCAGTAATTGCGCCTACAATTGCCATTCCACACTCTCTTTTGCCTGTTGGTGTGTCTAATCCCGTCGGCATACCACAACTTGGTGGTCAAAATAACGCTTCAACTCCTGCTCAACCGACAGTAGCACAGCCACAAGCACTTATTCCTGCTATGCAATCTATCGTTAATGATAGTGTTAGCTCTCCACACGCAAAAGCTGCTGCTGCTAATGTCATAGCGACTCAAAAAAATATATCCGCACAAACTGGACTACCTTATCCCGGTGAACCAACTGGTGATGTTATTGCAAATGCCTTTAATTCAAGCCCTATAGGTCGAGCATTTAATACAGCTAAGGGAATCGCACAAAGCGTTCCTCGCACGTTACTTTCAATTGCTGATACTGGTGCAAGTGATGTGCTAGGTAAAGATGTGCCACTTGATTTTAGCAATAATCCTCTATTACAGGCTATTACTGGTACTAAAAGCATTGGTAATATCGCCGAATCAACCGATCAAACACTTGGTTCAGTACCTATTATCGGTAAAAACCTTCAACAACTACCTGATCCAGTCAAAGCTGTGATCGGTGCTATTGGAACTGCTCTTAACTTAGCTCCTGCTGCCGCTCCGGAGCTTGGAGGTGCTGAAGACGTTCTGAAAGCTGGTGAAACAGCCGGTACAGATACACTAGAGGGCGGAGTAGCTGAAGTTCCAAAATCTCCTCCACTTGAGCCGGATAATCCTATCACGAAATCACCTACAACAGATAAAGCACCAGCTATTACGAGTAGTAACCAGAGTGTTGAGACTGCACCAGTAGTAACAGAGCCACCTGCTACTCCTGTGTCCACTCCTCTAACGCTAGATACTACACCAGCTCCAGTGGAAACCGCTCCAGTAGAAAATCCAGAGCCGGTTGCACCTGTTGATATCCCTAATCTTGGTGGGACTACTAATAATGACTTGCCTCAAACTAGAGAGATACCCCAATATACTTCTCCTGTTAGAAATAACAAAACAGCCAGTGTTGCGGGTACTAATTCAGCCAAGTATACAACTGGTGATGATAACCTTGATAATATTGTTCATGATTCAATAGTTGCTAATAAGATTGACACCAATGCAGCAAATCCTGCCAAAACCGCGGCAGATAGAGTTGCTTCATTAGACAATGTTGGTATCAATTCTGCTCAACGTACTGCGATACGCAATATTGCTGTTAAAAACGTTGATAAGACGACAGGTAAAATTAGTGATGCTGGTGTTCAACAAATTAAAGATGTACTGACAAAGCCTCAAACACTCAATCAAGCTACTAAAGCAATTGCTGACACGCAAGCAGCCGGAAATCTAGTAAATAGTACTAAGCAAGTTGGCGATACTCTAGCTACTGCTCCTGAAGCTGGCAAACTTGGGACAATAGCTCACAATGCCGTACTTGACGGTAGTATAAATACACCTAAAGGTGTTGACCAAGTTGTTGAAGATACCACTGGTGCCGCTAAACAGGCAGCAGCAGATGCCGGAGATACTTTGCCTAATATCATTGCTAAAGGTAAAGCAGTTGCTCAAGCGAGCAAAGATGCTGGGCACGATCTTAGTACTGATGAGGTTATTAATGGTTATAAAGGAAGCAAGGGAATTGTTAAAGTTGACCCTACATTTACTCCTGCTCAACAAAAAGTGTATCTCGATTATAAGCAAGAGCTTGATACTCTGCGAGATCGTAGTGGTCTATCACTTCACGGAGGCAATCAAGGTAAGTGGTATAGTCCTGACCAATCTCTTACTGAAGATGGTGAGAGCCAAGAGTTTGATCCAGCATTTGTAAATGAGGAAAAGCGTAATGGTACTATCCCTGCTAAATCGTTAGATACTTCCGAAGTACCATACGAGCATTATATTCGTCGCTATGCTAATGCGCCGGCTCAAGCTACTGGTAAATTAGTTGATGCAGTTGAAAAAGATGCTAAAACTGGAGCAGATACTGGTTTGAAAGTACCGGAGACTGCTAAAGAAGATTTACAAAAATCTATGGCTGACATTGTTGCTAAACGTGATGAAGCTACTAAAGCCGCTAGTGAAGGTGATGTAACTGGTACTAAGGCTATTAATAAGAGCGTTGAAGATGACATTAACCAGATGTTTAATAAGTTTGCTGATAGTGTTCCGAAGGGTGCTGGTCGTCAGAATGCTATTAATGCTATTTATGCTAACCGTGATCCTTATCTTCAGTCTAGTGTTGAAGCAGCAGCACTTTCAAATGTAGCAAGCCGTGCAGCCGATCAGGGAACTGTTGGTGTTTTCAAAGCACAACAACCCCTTGTGAGGGGCATTCAAAAGATAATTAGTCCTCTCATTAAAAGTAAAGCTATGGAAGGTACGGAAGCTAATGCACTTAATACGACTAGGAATGCTCGTATTGCTGCAAACAATATAGCTAGAGGTTCTAAAGCTACTGAGATCGCAAATAACTTTAAGGCTAATTTGTCGAGAGCTGGAGCTGGAAGAAATCCTATCGTTAAGGGTATATCTAAAATTGATACCTTTCTTCGAGCTGTTCCAACAGCTGGTACACAACTGGGAGATTTAACGCCAGAGAACATTAAAAGTGCTCTTCAACAAGGGGCTAGCCTTCCTGAAGCTAGTGGTTTAAAGACAGTTGCAGATTATGAAAAATATTTTGGTGAGCATATGCAAACGAGTCAATTCCAACGTGAGTTGTCTAACGCTAGAGCTACTAATAACTCTCGAATTGGGTTAGGAGCTGCCGATAATGCTCCTTCTGGTAAGGCTGCCACTATTGCTACTGGTATTGATAATGTAGTAAAAAATACGGCAAAAGTAGTAGATAAATCACTTGGAACTAATATAGCTAATAATCGTTTAGTCCAAGAAATTAATGATTATGTGAAAACTAAAATAACGGGATTTGCTGGAGTGGGCACTCGTATCGCTCAAACTGCCGGAAACGCTTTCGCTGGTGGTATACCTCGTGTTGTTCAGGCTGTGAAGATAGCTGGTAGCGGTGATCCTACTGCTGTGGCTCACGCTACTCAAATGGCTTCACAAAGTATTACTGATGCCATTACTGCTTATGGCGCTGCCGGAGCAGCTGCTGCGGTATTAAAGTACTCAAATGGGGCAATTGGCTATACTGGTGCTCCACCTGTATCTGGTACGAGTGCAGCAGCATATAACAAGGATCATGGTATTCCTGCAAATCAATGGTATCTTAATTTTCCTAATGGTAGTCGCATCTATATCAATCCTGCTCGTATAACGGGGGCAGCTGGATTAGCTGCTGATACTATTGGTAGTATAGCAACTGGTGGAACTCCAACTACTACTGCTGAGAATCTTGCAACACAAGCATTCGATCAGGTAGGAGGTAGTAACCTACCAGAAACAATTAGTGATGCAACTACGGCTCTTAGCCCTACTGCATCGGCTTCTACAAAAGCGTATCCCCTCGAAGACTTACAGCGTACTGTCGCACCTAGTATCGGCTTATTGAATAACATTGCTAATGCTACTGACTCGACAAAACGTGATCCGACTAATTTTACTCAAGATGTCAATTCCGGTATTCCAGTACTTCGTGCTGGTGTGCCTGTAGCTAAAGGTAGTTCAGGTCAACCACTTCCTAACACCGAGCAAGATAGTGGTGGTTCAAGTATTCTATCAGTCGCTAAAAACCCCAATACGCCAACTTCGGCTTCTGCTAAAGCTGCTGATCCAGTGGCAGCTGAGATTACTAGGCTTCATGGTCTTGGTATCGATATAACTCCAACTAGTTCTGCAACTAACGCCTCAAACAGTAATATAGAAGGTTTATCAAAGATTCTATTAACCGATCCGCTTTATCAATCGTCTAGTGACAAAGATAAGGCTGCGATGCTTAACACGGTACTTAAGGGAACTGCTACAAAGTCTATTAACCCAACTATTAGTGCAGCTGACCAACAAGCACTCTTAACACACACGCTACTAGGTACAGCGAAATCATCGGTATGGCTTGATGACAATACTAATGCAGCTAATTACTACACAGCTGATTACGATAACCAGAAAGCTAACGGTACTGTTGATGACTCGCAAGATGACCTAACTAATACGAGTGGTCTTCATTATAAAGCTGTTCAAGCTCAGGTAAATGAGAAAGTCGGTGCTACATATGCATTAGAAGATAGTTATAAAACGACTACACAGACTGACTTCCAAGATATGCTTGACCCTAAAAGCACTAAATACGACCCAACTACCGCTAATCAAGTGTATGCTTACGATCAAGCTCGTGCTGGGGCTGGATTAACGCCTAAGTATAATCTCGCAACGGCTCAAGCGGCAATTGCTAAAGCTGACGGTTCTGGTAGCGCAGCTTCTAAGGCATTTACCTTTGCTAATTTACCA